CTGATCAGCGTATGGACAACGATGCCGAGCGTGACGATAACGGCAGTTTACAGCGTTCAACACTGCCGACAGGTAAGACAAGCATTACTTTTTCTACCCACATTCTGCACTTGAACGAGAAAATCAATATGCAGAATATTATTAATTCTGCAATCGTGAACACAGTACAACGCAAATGCTATGTTACATATTGGAACGATGAAACCAACTCATATGACAGCGGATATTTCTATATTCCAGATATTGAGTTTTCGGTTATGGACGCAAGCAAGACAGACATCCGCTACAACCCGATAAGCATTGAACTTATTGAGTATTAAGGGGGTGCGGTATGATAAATTTAACAGATGAGGTCAAAAAGCAACTGTTGAACGACAGCTTGCAAAGGGAAATAATTATCAGCTTTCCTGACAACGATATTCCAGACATCATGGGCGAGAATATTGTATCTGAAAGTCTTGAACTTACGCAGGCAATCAGTGACGGCAAGGAGTTTAAACTCGGCGGCTGTATTGCGGGTCAGCTTACTGTAAGAGTGATAAATGTTGACACAGAGCTCAACGGCAAACGCATTAAAGTTATAATGAAACAGTCATACAGCAAGGGGCTTTTATTTCCCTCGGATACAGTATTGCCGAGTGCAGATTTATATTGCGGTTATCAGTCTGGAGTTATTGAGATGTCGCTATTCTGCGGTACTGTCAACAGCTCATCAAGACAGAAAAACAGGGCGGTAAAGGAAATTATCGCATATGACGATTTATATCTCGCTTCACAAAAATACGCTTACAACTACTTTACAAGCCTTGCGATTTATTCGCCAAAAATAAGTTTATATGATTTGAGAGTATATCTCTGCAGCAGCTTTTTAAAGGATTATGATTACGAAAACGAATTTACAGGCTTTAATGACAGCAATGAGCTGTCGCTGAAATTGGATCTTGTAAAATCGGTTTTCAATGACAAAACCACGATAGCGGACTTGTTGAGTGCGTACTGCGAACTTAATGCTTGTTTTGCAATTATGAGCGGAGAGGGCAAGATAAAGTTTATTCAAATTTTAAATCCTAAAACCGAGGTCGTTGACAACTACAGCAACCTCGACTTTGAGGAATACACAACACGCAGTATTAATCTTATTAAGTTTAAGTACAACAAGGACAGCTATTTTTCGTACGGTCATACAGAAGAAGAAAAACAAAGTTGGTATATATCGGACAACCTAATTACTGCGTGCTGTACCGACATTGCAGGTATTGTTACAAGTTTTAACGATAATAAAGGTAACAACTACATCTTTGACAATTTGTATGCTTACAGGCCTTTTAAAGCTGATGTTTACGGTAGGTGGTGGCTCGAATGCGGCGACAAGGTGAGCATAAAAACAGGCTTTACGGACACGGAAACGGTCGACAGTTTTATCCTTGAACGAACGCTGAAAGGCACTAACGGCATGAGAGTAAGGCTGACGGCAGAAGGTACAGAATATTTAGGAAAGGATGAGATAAATGAGTTACAGCAAAATTAATTGGGTTGACGGAGCTGTTCCGGCGCTGAACGCAACAAACTTAAATCGTATGGACGACGGTATCTACAACAACAGCATAGACATAGCGCTTGCGGGTGGCAACATCAACACGCTAAGTGAGAGAATAATTGCGATTAACACAGCCTTATCTGCAAAGGCAGATAAAACAGAGCTTGAAGATGAAATAACAGACATTGACGAAACAGTGACAATGAAGATTAATCTTAAAGCTGATAAGGACAGTGTAGACAATGCAGTCGCTCAGCTAAGCAAGCAGATTGCAGACAATAAGTCCTCAGCTGATGAGTCAATCAGTACTCTGAGTCAGACCGTAACAGACAACAAAACAGCGACAGACAAGTCGCTTGCGGCTAAATATGATAGCTCAAATTTTGAGCGTGGTACAGGAACATTAGCACCAGCCCAAGAAATATATGCTGGTTGCGAGGGCAGTTTTGTATATTCTAAAAATGGTAATATTGTAACTGTATCGGTCAATATTACGGCACTGCTCTCTCATAAAAAATATATTCAGATGTCAGGTTTACCGTATGCGGCAAAAAACGAAAGTAGGTTGTCTAGTTTTGTTGTATATTCAACAGCAAATAAATTAATAAACATCAGACTTGACGGCTCTTGGATTTATGTCAGTTCAACGGACATTTTTGCAGAGGACGAAAAAATCAATTTCATTATTACTTACATAATCAGATAAGGAGCGAGTTACTATGGAAATCAAAGAAAGAATTACACTCGATATGCTCACAAAAGACAGTGTAAGCGTATTAAGACAGAAGTTTATAACCCTTAACGGCGAAGATGTGCAGGTCGGCGGCAATGTTCGCAACGCTTACACAAACTGTGATGAGGATAAGTCAATCTTAAAAGAACAGCTTTCGGAAGAATATTATAATGCGGTTATGGCAGTATGGGAGGTATAAATATGTCGTATAAATTTAAAGAAATATGGTGCAATAAAGGTAATTTCACAGAGAGCAACAGAAAATCTTCGGAAATTGATACACTTGTTATTCATTACACCGGCAACAACGGCGACACAGCAGAGAATAACGGTAATTACTTTAAGAATAATGTAGTCGAAACATCTGCACATTATTTTGTTGATGATACAACTGTTGTTCGCTCGGTTGCCGATAAAAATATTGCTTGGCATGCAGGCGACTGGGATATTAATTGCCGTTCAATCGGAATTGAAATTGCAGGTTCAACAACAGAATGCACAGGCAAGACACTTGAAAATGTAATCTTACTTGCTCAACGACTTATGAAAAAGTATAACATTTCTAAAGAAAGAGTTATTAGACATTATGATGCTAACGGTAAAATCTGCCCGGGCTTCTGGTGCGGTTCATCAGCAAAGGACAAGCTGTGGAAGGAACAGTTTTTAAATAAACTTGAGAGTAACTCTGAAAGCAAAGAGGAATCAAAAGTTGAAAAAGATGATAAACCTACGATTGAATATTGCGTATTTGCAGGCGGTAAGTGGTTACCAACTGTAAAAGGTTTATCAGACTTCGCAGGCATTGCCGGCGAGGCAATCAGCGGTCTTGCAATCAGAGTAACAAAAGGTAAGATTAAGTACAGAGTGCATATTAAAGGTGGTCACTGGCTTAGCTGGGTTACAGGTTTTAATCTTAATGATGATGTAAACGGCTATGCCGGTATTCTCGGAATGGATATTGATGCTGTACAGATTTATTATACAACTCCTGCTGATGTTAAGTCCGCACACGGCAGCTACTATAAGGCTACATACAGAGTTTCTGCAGTTAATGAAGACTATTACGATTGGCAGCACGATGACGAAAAAGACAGTAAGCAGGACGGCTACGCAGGAACAAAGGGCAAGGCTATTGACCGTATTGAGCTTACTTTAACTTGATTTGGAGGTATAACTAAACTATGAAAGACAATATTATTCAGGCTACTGTTTCAGTAGCTATCGGTGCTCTGATATCATATTTTAATATCTTACTTATCCCAATTCTTGTGCTCATCGCTGTAATGCTTATTGATTATATTACAGGACTGACATCTGCGTACAGAAACGGTGAATTAAAAAGTAAAACAGGTTTAATCGGGATTTTGAAAAAAGCAAGCTATCTCGCTCTTGTGGTTGTTGCGGGTGTTGTCGATTATTTAATCTGCACAGGCTTAGCGGCGGCAAATGTAAATATAGGTGTCACATATTGTTGCGGTTTAATTGTAACGATTTGGCTCATCATCAACGAATTAATCTCAATTCTCGAAAATCTCTCGGAGTTAGGCACGCCAATTCCGAAATTCCTTGTAAATATCGTCCGCCGATTGAAAAATACAGTTGAAAACAAAACCGATACAGACACAAAAGAATAGCATATATAAGTTTAGCCCCTCGCTTATTTGAATTTTAAAATCAAGGTGGTTCAGTAGGTGGCTCAAAATTGAAAAAAGTATAGTGTCTATCGAATGTTTTTAAGATTGTATTTGCGGTTTGGGAGCGTAGACGGACACATTTTTGACCTTTCCGCAAATCCTCAACAAAGCCTTACACACGGCGGTTTCAGCTCTTTATTTTTTCGTTAATTTATGTTATAATAAGGCAACGACCACATAGTATCCCACAGATACTGAAATCACAAAAATTAAATAAATCCGGGTGTGGCGCAGCTGGGAGCGCGGGTGGTTTGGGAGCATAGACAGTGTTCGCACCGCACGAAAGCGAAAACCGCCGAAAACACTTCAACCGTGCGTATTTCGGGCGGTTCGGAAAATGAAAAAAGGCAGTCAAATCCGTGTTTGACCACAGATTTGACCACTTAAGATTTGACCACTTACATGACCACAATTTAATAACTATCGGGGTGTAGCGCAGTTGGTAGCGCGCTTGCTTTGGGAGCATAGACGGACACATTTACGACCTTTCCGCAAATCCTCAACAAAGCCTTACACACGGCGGTGTTTCGGCTCTTTATTTTTCCGCCAATTTGTGTTATAATAAGGCGACGACCACATAGTATCCCACAGATACTGAAATCACAAAAAACTTAATAAATCCGGGTGTGGCGCAGCTGGGAGCGCGGGTGGTTTGGGACCATCAGGCCGCAGGTTCGATCCCTGTCACTCGGACCAACTTTGGGAGGAACCGCTGATGAAAATCGGCGGATTTTTTCTGTTTTAGATACTTAATTAAGTCATTCTTTACAGCGGAGCAGTATAAAATGAACTATCCGGAAATTCCGGATAGTTCATTTTAGCTTAAGTCTTTTCTTTGTTTAATGCTGTCCAATTATTATTTATTACAAGGACTATTGTAGCTTAGGTATTCATCGCTCTTCTCGTAAACATTACAGTATTACACAAAAATGTTTCCTTTGAACTCCATACCTGATTTGTTGGGATATTCTAATGGTTTGTTCTTTTCTCCAACCTCTGATTTGCAACAGTCTTTATATTTCCTTCCACTTCCGCACGGACAATGAGCCTGATTCTTCGTTTTAGCGTATAAAGCAGGATGCATAACTATACTTTCCCTATCAACTCTTTGTTTGTATCTTTGTGTTTCATAAAGGAAGAACATTAAGATGTATGCACTTTGCATCAATTTTACACTTTCAATAGCAACATCCAACAGATATGAGGTTTTGTTTTCTCCTGTTGTCTGAACAGTATACTCTATTGTTTGCTGTATCCCTTTATAGTTATAATCATTATGTCCTATTGCATTCCTCATTTCATTTGAATCACTTGAAATATTAAACGTTTTAGCGAAAAATTCTTCAGATCCCAAATGCTTTATTCTATTTCCTTTGCTCTGCTTACTAAATTTATCCATATCAAACTTATTAGTGAACAAATTGAAAGCGTCTCTGTTTTCTATATTGTCTAACCCAACAACCAAATCACAACATTCCGCCAAATTTTCATAAGTATCTTGATAAAAACTTTTAATATCCTCGAAAGAACATGTTGTTAATCCCAATGTCTCTTTATCTATGGTAGTTGGATCATCATACAGGTTTGCACAGATTGCAGGAATCAAATTCTTTACAATTTTTATGTAAGAAAACATTATTTCAAACAACTTAGCCTGGATTGTTACAATACGATTTTTTTCATCTAAAAAATTGATATACTCTTTTAATGCTTGTGTATTTAAATGCCGGAAATGATCATTTATTTCAAGCAAAGTTCTCTTGATTTCCTTTTTCTTGAAAATGCCACCACAATCAAAGAAAAACGAATAATACACATAGCGCATAATTTCAAAATCAGAAGAAAGATTATATCCTAATCTTTTCGCATCCATTTCGTACTTATCTCTGATAAGATCCATTTTACCGTTCAAAAATAAATTATATTTTATTTGTTTTGAATCCCATCTTTTTATTAAGTCAGATGCAAAACAAGCATAGTTTATAAAATTGTTTTTATCGTCCAGGCTCATAGCTTCAAAAAAACCAAACACTGGGGATAAGCTTGGCGGATTATAAAGGTCTTCTTTTGTGCCAGGCAAAAGTTCGATCTTTTTACACAAGATTTCACCAGATGCTTCTCCATAGTATTCATAGTTTTGCGGCAAAACTTCTTTACAGTTTCCAGGAACATAATATGC